TGCGCCGCGGCTGTCGGGTTCCACGGCGAGGATTTCAAAGGTGCGGTCGGCGCCGGGCAGTTGGACCCGGAGCGTGTCGCCCGCGGCCACGTCGGCCACGTCGGACGTGCGCGCGGTGGCGCTGGGTGAGGTCATCTCGCCGGGCTCAAGCCCGATGATGTCCGTGGGCTCCTGAAACAGCACAACCAATCGCCGCTTGGTGCCGGCGGCCATGCTCACGTAGGCGGTGTCGCCAGCGTGTGTAAACATGTCTTCCAGCCCTTCGGCGAGGCATTGGTCGGCAAGATTCATCAGGAGGAAAACGGGGCGGACGGGATGAGCACAAAACCCATCCGCCCCGCGGGTGGTGTTTAGCTTAGCCGACGATGATCGCCAGGTGTTCGGGCTTGATGACGGTCACGCCCCAAACGACGCCGACTTCGTAATGGACCATTCGATAGCCGGGATACATGGCCAGCTCAAAGCTGATGCCAGTGTTCGGGTCGGTGATAACCTGCCGGTCCAACGCGAGGTCATCCGGCGAAGAGGCCGGGAGCCGGGTGGAAAGCAGGATGGCGTTGCGGCTGAAAGCCGTGTTGCGCGAGGAGGTGGCGAACACGGTGATGGCGCGGGTGGCCGCGCTCTGAGCAACCCGCAAGCCGGGCTCGGCCAGCGTGATGGTGTCGCCGGATGCGGGATTCGCGCCGGCAAACGAGACGGACGCGACGACATACTTGTTGGTGTCGTTCGCGAACGTGATGATGTCACCGGCCGCAACCACGCCGGTTCCCGCGGTAGCCAGCGGAATAACCGTCTGACCGACCGTGAATGCGGCGTTGGTAGAGGTCGCGCTGGCCATTGCGCCCGCGGTCGTGGTCTGAATCTGCGCGGACTCGCGGAGGTTGAAACCGTAGATGTTTCCGAGGATGCCCTGGCGCAGCAAACCCGCTTCGCCGGCCTCGTTGACCTTGAACAGGTTTGAGGTGTTCCGCAGCGCCGCGCCGGCAGTCGTGTTGAACACGGAACTCCGGTCATTCATCGGTGCGCCGTTGTCGTCCAGAATCTTCTTGGCGCCCACCCAGTCGGCGAGGACGGGAGCGGTTCCGGCGGTGGTTCCGAAAGCGCGACTGGCGCCGTTCTTCGCGGCAACCGCGATGTCGGTTTCCATCTCGTTGATGGCCGCGCGAATCGCCTGCGCGATCTGCTGCTCCCGGAGGTTGAGATAACCGGGGCCAACATCCACGCTTTTGATTTCCTCCTGGGACCAGGAGAACGGAAACGCGCGCGCCTTGGTGAGCGTGTGCGACTTGTTGGTGATGGTCTGGTCGGCAATGGCGGGGAAGGCCATTGCAGGTGTGATGTTTTTGCCCGCCGCATTCGCCGGGGCAACCGGGATGCGGATGGTCTGATTCAGCGCGACCAGTTCCGAGGAAGGGTCAAGCTGAACGCTAGGGATGAACCCGGACAACTCGCGCGAAACAACGTCAAGCGCGCGGTATGCGTCGGGAATCAGATTGGTCAAAGTGTTCGCCATAAATTTGGAATCTTAGATTTGGGTTTGGTTGAGGTTAGTCAGTGAGCTTGCCGCCGGATTTCGCATGGGCCATGCGGTCGGCAATGCTGAGGGCGTTGAACGCAGCGCGGGACAGAGCCTTCACGGGCTCTTTGCCAGGACCGCTGACAGGATCGTGGCCGGGCTTGCGCTCGGGCAGGGCTTGCAGGCGCGCGAGGATGTTGGCGCCACCTTCCGCGTTGGGCGCGGCAAGGATGTCAACCACCCAGTCCTTAACGCTGGCGCCGGGGATGCGGCCGGCATCGGCGCAGGCTTGGACTTCTGCGGTCACGCGGGCACGGCGCTCGGTTTCGAGTTGCGCCTTGATGGCCTTCAAGTCTTCGGCGGTGGAGTTGTCCGGCGCGGGTGGCGCGGCGGGTTTGTGGGCGATCAACGCGGCCTTCAACTGTTCGTCGGTGGCGGCGTTGTCGAATTTGATGCCCAGCGCGGTTGCCAGGGCAATCATCTCGGTTCGATTCATGATGCTTGTGGTTGCCCCGCTTTCATTCGGCGCGGGCGGTTTGGTTTGGTTTTTCAGCGACGCCGGCACTCGCCGGAATTGCGAAAGGTCAAAGGTGTTACTGGCCGCGACTTCTGCGGTCACGTCGTCCACCAGGCCGAACGCCTTGGCGTCAGCAGCGGTGAACCACGTCTCGTCTTTCATCGCCTGCTCAATTTCGGCGCGCGGCTTCTTGGTCTTTTCCTCGTATACGTTGACCAGCGCCTCTTTGTGCTTTTCCAGAGCCGTCGCCATCTCGCGCATTTCGTCAGCGGTGCCCATGCACATGCCGGACGGGTCATGAATCATCAGCAGCGCGCTTGCGGGCATGACCAGTTTGCTACCGGCTAACGCGATGATGGACGCGATGCTGGCCGCGAGTCCGTCGATGCGGCACGTTACTTGGTTGCGTCGCGCGGAAAGCAGGTTGTAGATGGCAAGCCCATCGTGAACGGAACCGCCGGGCGAGTTGATGCCGACCGTGATTTGGCGACCGGCCGGAATCTTGGCCAACTCCTGCGCAAACTCCTTGGCCACCACGCCCTCACCGCTCCAAAAGTCGCGCCCAATCTGGTCATAGATCAGGATTTCCGCCGGGGCGGATTCATCGGCGGACGCTTTAAAAGTGAAACAGGTTTTCATGCTGGAACGGCTGCGGGTTGCGGAGGATTGGTTGCTGCCTCTTGCTGGATTGCCTCAAGCGCGGCTTCGATTAGCGACCCGTTTGGAATCTCAAACTCGGCTTCGATTTCTCCGGCAACCTTCCGCTCCTTCGCGCGCTGCCGCAGGATTTCGCGCCAGTCTTCACCGAGCGCGCCGCAGATGCCTTCGAGCGTTAGCCAGCCGGCGCGGTATTCGTTAATCAGCGCAGCGGAGTTGCGGCCCACGTCCACGTTGACGGAGCGAGGCGGGCGCACGGTGACGCGGAGGAAATCAGCGGGCGGGTCGCCGAGATTGTTGGCGTTTGAATAGACTGCCCACTCCATGCACCAGCGGTAGATGCTCTCGAAAGCGGAGGCCAAGACGGCGCTGCGGCTGCGGAAGAAAACAGCCGCGGTGTCGAGGTCGGCGCGCGTAACGGTGCCTTGCAATGAGAACGGCATCACCAGCAGCTTGGAGATGCCAACGCCCGCGCAAATCTTGCTTAGGACGTAATCCCAATGCGCTTGGTCCGCGATGCTCGGCGTGTCGCTGCGATTTTGCTCAAGCGTCTCGTCAGTGCGGATGGCAATTGTTCGCCCGCCGCCGGACGCCTTGCGGATGTAGTCGGTCCGCGTTTCGAGCGTCTCGACGTTGGCGTTGGTCGCCCGATTGATCGTGAACCGTTGCGCTTCCAGCCCGTTGGCCGGCAGTTCGCCGGTCTTGGTCTTGAAGACGTTGGTGATGTCCGCGGCGTCCTTGCTCTTTCGCATCTGCAACATCTGGAGGTCATCCAGGTCGTGCAGGTCATTCAACACCGGGTATAGCATCGGCAGTCCGCGGTATTGTCCGGCGCGCGAAGGCTCGAAGATGTGCAGGATGCTCGGCGCCTCGATGCGCTCGAACTTGTCGCCATCGAAGGCGGTGCGGACGTAGTAGGCGACGGGTCGCCCCTTGGCGTTTAGCTCGATGCCGTCAATGACCACCAATCCCTTGGCCAAGTCCCGCGGTGTGGCGACGCGATGGGATTCGATGAGTTGAACCCGCGGCCGGCGAATGGTCCGCCCGTCAACCGTGACTTCCTCGCCGTAGGTCTTGAGCAGGAACACTTCCCCGTCAACGAACCAGAGGCGGGCGCAGAGGCTTTGTAGGGATCCGAACGGGTGCAGGCTGGCGATGTCACAGACACGCTCCCAGCCGGTCCACCACTCGCGGGCGCGGCCATTCCATTCCTCGTCCGAACTCGCCGGGATGAATTGCAGCCCGTTGGCCCCAACGGTGAACTGCTCAAACAGGTCGGCCAGCCGGTTGACGATGCCGCTGTTGCGCTCGAAATAGCGGGCCTTGCGGACGATTTCCAACCGCGTGGCTTGGTCGGCATCGAAGCGCGCATCGCGGACGAAGCCGGGCACGTCGCTTCGGGCCGCGTCGTAACGCTGCCCCGCTTCGTAGCGGTTGGTAATCACCGCCCATGCTGCCGCCATGCGAGCGCGTAGGTTCATGCGGCGGTGATGGCGACGGGTTGACCGTGGCCCACACGGAGCCCGATGAAGTCGGTTCGCGATTCCGTCACCGGCTGCAACCGCGACTTCATCTCCGCGAAGATTTGCGCGTCCGTCGGCGATGTGATGCCGGCGGAAATCAGCGCGGCGGAGCAGTTCTCGTTTTGGGTGATCAGCGACT